TTATGGAATCTTTTCCAACTCGCTTTTGAGCCATGCAACACTGCGTTCTGTATAAACCCGTTCCGTAAGGTCGTCAATATGGTGTCCTACAAGACGCTTGATGGCATATTCATCAAGTTTTGCATTTTTGGCTCTTGTAACAAAAGTGACACGTCCATCATGACCTTTATGAGCGGGATTTAAGGATAGAAGCGGAACGACTTCTTCGACTAGTGGCATTTGAAAAGATGCATAAGTAAACTTTGAGCATTCGCCTTTGTGGGTGTTTTTATGCCGATAACCACGTTGGCGGATCTTAAAGAATAAATAGGGCGAATCTGCTTCTATAGCTTTATCGTAGCGGCTTTTTACCAAACTAAAGATGCGGGGATGAATCGGGACAACTCGGTTTATCCCCGCTTTTGTTTTTAAACCGCCTGTCATGGTGCCTTGCTCCAGATCGATGTCCTCGACTTTCAAATCGCACATTTCGCCTGGACACCATCCTGAATAACATTGAATCAGGATCATATCGATGATCGGATGCTTATCAATATTGCACCAGAGTTTATCCAGTTCTTCCTCTGTGTAAGCTATATGGCTGCCGGGCTTACGAATGTAGCCTGAATCAACTGTAAACATCCGAGCATAATTCTTGTCCACAATCTCGGAAGCAACAGCATAGTCAAAAAGAAGATTATAAAGCGTTTTCATGGAATCTTTTGCGTTGTTTTGCGGCGTTCGGGACTTCCCGGCATACGTGATAGTGCCGTGCTCGATGCAGTTGCGCATATCCAAAATGCGAACATCCCGAACAAGCATATTGTGAATCGAGGATGAATAAGCCCATGCGGTTCGATAGCGGGCAAGAGTTGAAGAATCAACCTTTGACTTTCTAGTTTCAAGCCACGATTCGTACAAATCCTGCATCGTCGTTTTATTTGATAAATCGAAGGGGTGCGCATTGTACTTCACGAGCGCTTGATATGCCTCGTTGTACGTTTCAAAATAAGATTCAGGGCGTAGCGCGCGGCGAATAGGCTTACCGTCACTGGTCCATCCAGCCGTAATCTGCACACGAAATGGTCTGCGAAGATTACGGCCCCGAATCTCACAAATCTGACCAAACCCATTTGGTAGCCGCATATGTTTTTTCTTTTGGGCAGACCGTGATTTGAGGGGGAAGCCGCAATGAGGGCAAGAGATCGCTTTATCACTGACCTGCATCTTACACTCTGGGCAGGGCTTTAACATAACTGCCTCCTTTAATATTTAGAGAATAATTCAAGATAAAAAGCTCGGATGACCGGGCTTTTTTCTTTTGCGAACTATTCTAGGTTAAGCATTTTATACGGCATTGTCAACATTCTGCGGAAAGAAAAATAAAATACAGCACGCAGTCGACCGGTTTTACCATTATTATCCTTTCATGCCTAAGACGCATCTGGATGCACTTAGAGTAACACAAAAGGAGTACGATAGTATGGACAAAGCTAGGTTAAAATTGGGGGCTGTACCGGTACGGATCGCAGCAAGGGTCTATGGACGTGATCCGGCATGGGTGAGAGCCGGTATTATTGCAGGATGGCTGCCGATCGGGGAGGCTACGAGAAACGGCAGGCGCGTGACCGACCTCAAGGAGATGAGCTCAAAGTATGGGAGAATCAACTATTATATTTCGCCGAAGCTCCTTTTCGAGCAGACGGGCTACGAATGGAGGGGCGAAAAATGAAAAGAGAGCGTGCGCAGCTGTCTGCAAAGAACCCCTGCAGTATCCCGAAGCATCGCTACTATGAGCTGAAGCACTTCTGCCTGCAATACCCGGACTGGAAGAAGGCGCTTGTACTGCTGGACGGATGGAGCACCGAGCCGCGTGATATTCCGGGCATCATCAAGGGCAGGCCGCCGGAAAGCCCGACAGAGCGGCAGGCAATTGCGAGATTATATTATTCCGGCCAGATCGCGATCGTTGACCGCTGTATTGACGAGCTGGACCCGACGTTGGCTCCTTTTATATTGAAAGGCGTGACGGAAGGAATAGGCTTTGAGAAGCTGCAGGCACAAGGCTGCCCCTGCTGCCGGGAAATGTATTACGAATATTACAGATATTTCTTCTGGCTCCTGAGCAAAGAACGGCAGTGACGCGAAATTTGCAGGCTGCTTTATGGAACGAATATTCACTGTTTAAATGCAAAGGAGAACACAATATGTTTAATAGCAAAGTGAATCACATGACAGTTATCGTGAAGGGCGTCAGAGATGATGACTACGAAGGACGCGAGCTGATGATGGAAGTCGTTCGTCGGAACTGTAAGATGGACCCGAGGCTGGTTAGCCAGGCGGTCTACTCGATCAGAACCTACGAAGACGGAAAGAAGAAGCGCACGGACTTCAACGTCGAATTTGAGGCATTCGACATGGGCGGGATCATCCGTGATTTTAAGCTGCTGAAAAAAGCAGGTGTGATCAAGCAAGTAGAAAAGAAGCAGTATACGAATTATCTCGTTTACTAAGAAAGGCGAGAGCCGTGGAGAAATCTGCGGCTCTTACTTTTTTGGCGCGAAAATTACAGGTTGCTTTATGGAAGGAGATAGCTCAATTGGTAGAGCACTGCTGGAAAGCAGGGGTTACGGGTCCGAGTCCCGCGATCTTTCCTTTTTATTTTTGGACGCGAAAAAATCAGCTGCCTTTATGAGAAAGGTGGTATTGATATGTTTGACTTTTTAGTGGAATTGTTCGTGATCCTGATTTTATGGGAGCTGTTGAAGCTCCTGATCGAAAAACGGAAAGGAGAACACAAGAAGAACAAAAACAAGAAAAACTGATTTCAAAATGGAGCTGATGGAAACATCGGCTCTTATTTTTTTTCAGCACACAGTCGACCGAACATTCACTTATATTTGTACTAGGAGGTTTTTCAAAATGGTTTATTTGATCTGGGGTCTGGTAGGAATGGGCGTTGTTGTTGGCATTGCGCTGGGGGCAACATTGGGCATTCGGATGGATCTGGGCAAGATGTCAGATGGCACGATGCTTGTCGGCTATACCGGCGAGGAGGATGACGGTGCCCATTTATTTTTGAACCTTGACAAGGAGGTGGACCAGCTGGAGGACAAGGATTACGTTGTTCTGCGTGTTAAAAAGCTGAAGGCGCGAAAATAATCGCCCGCTTTACGGAGGAAACTCCGAAAAGATATTTTGTAAAGGAGAAATTCAAAATGGAACTGAACGAAATGATGGACAAGGAACTGAAGCGTCGCTTCGAGGACTTGGAGAACCTGAAAACGGGTAGTGACGAGCAGAGCAAGGCGACCGATAACATCGTGAAGCTTTACAAGCTGCGGATGGATGAAAATGAGCAGAACGTCAGCAAGGAGGCGGACGAGGACAAGCTGCTGCTGGAAAAGAGCAAGCTGGAACTCGAGGCCGAGAAAGCAAAGGACGACAAGCTGATCCGCATCCTGACGACGGTGACGAGCGTTGGCATATCGATTGCCGGCTTTGCGGTAGGCAGTCACTGGTACGGCAAGGGCTTCAAGTTCGAGGAGACAGGGACGATCTGTTCCAGTACGTTCAAGGGACTGATGAAGGATTTCAGATTCTTTAGAAAGTAAGGAGGACTTAGGAGGTCGTGGCGAAAGCTGCGGCTTCCTTTCTTTTTATGAGATATTTTACCGAACCGGCAGAGGAATGGACGCACTACTACGGCGTGACCTACCGATGCAACCATCCGGTATATCGCACCTGCACACTGTATGCAGAGCACGGGAAGGGGCTGTGTGTTATTCAGCAAAGGTTCAACGAAAAGAGCAAATCGACCTTCTGGGGACCGATAGACCCATGGCTGACCGACAAAATTTACTTGCACGAAGGGTTTGTGGAGTATTTCCGGGAAAATGCCAAGCGGAAAAACAAGGATGGGCTATACCCGACTGTGACCGTGCGGAAGCTGATGTGGGCGCTGCGGATGAAGCCCTTGAAGAAAGAACGCTGGGAGACCGTGTTTGACAGGGGAACGGTGTAGACGCGAGAAATGCAGGGCACTTTATGAGACGAGTTACGTCTTAACATTATATTTTGGAGGTATGAAAGATGAAAATTGACGCAAGATTAGTTAAGCAGAGCGTAGGCATGATCATTGGTGGTGTCATTTTTGCATGGAGTGCGATGGATAAGGGCCGGGTTGACGGCATTAAGGAAGGACAGAGGCAACAGGCAAAATGGTCAACACGTGCGGTATATGATGCGTACGATATGGAAGACGCGTGCAATATTATCAATCGAGTCAATGCCAAATTCCACGAATATACTGGCAAAAAGTAACTCAAAGGCGGGAGCCGTGGAGAAATCTGCGGCTCTTTCCTTTTTACGCGAAAAAATCTCTTTGTCTTATGGGATAAGGCCCAAACAAAGGAGAAGTACGATGGATATTTTGAAGAAGATCTGGAATACAAGCGTAACGGTTGGGCAGGTCATTGTGACCGCGGTGATCGGACTGATAATTGGTCTGGTCATCTGGGTCCTGGTGGGACTGTTCCGGCCGTCGAAGGACTAAGACTTAACGGAAACCGGTACACGAATTGATATTCAGTCTTATCCCGAGAGAGCTTACGAGAAATCGCAGGCTCTTTTGTTTTTCAGACGCGAAAAATTCAGGATACTTTATGGAAGACAGAGGGCTTGCATTGAAAGGAGAAATTACTATGATGAAAGCTATGAAGAACTTTATGGACAAACCCATTACTTATGGGGGTTATGCGAAGATGTGTATCGGCGCATTCGCCATTAGCGTGGCGTATGTGGCATACATCTATCACAAGCTTGGCTTGTTTAAGCAGTGGTTTGGCAAAGAAGAAGTAGAGCAGGAAGAGAACGAAATCTGATAAAGATTCGCCCTCTGCCTTTTTATTTTTTTGATTTTGAAAGGAGATTCAAAATGGAGGACATTATGCACATTCAAACGCCGTTTCTGCGCAATATTATTTCGATGGCGGTAGGGCAGCTCATCAAAAAGAAGGGATTTGAGCGCACATATGTTGAGCTGAACGACCTGCGGGTGAGCCACGTGAATCACGATCGGATCAAGGTGCATCTGGACATCGATGCAGAAATCGATCAGGGTGACCTGATGGATATTCTGCATGGGATCGGAGTGCTTGGAAAGGGAAAATGGAATGAAACTTAAAGAGGTATCTGTGACCGAAATTACAGCGCTTTCCATAAGCAAACCGGTGCATACGTATGTGATCTACAAGGAAAAGATCAATGATATTCTGACCGACTTTATGCAGCGGGGCACGTTTATAATGGAAGTGGATCTATGCGGCGCAGAGGACGTGAACACGACCAGACTTGCGCAGGCCTTTAAGGAGTGTATCCATACGAATGGTATCCATGCAGGTGTCCACGAACGGCACGGAAGGCTGTTTTTACGGAACGACGACGTGCCGCTGTGTATGATGGTGTCGTATCCGAGAAACATCGTGAACGCATCGAGGAGAAACCGTTTTAATTTTGAGTAAAGGAGAACGATTATGAAACTTGGTAAAAAGATATTCGGTTATCTGAGCAAGCACGGTGCTACGCTGCTCTCCGTTGCAGCAGCTGCAGGTGTGGTCTTGACGGCTTTGGAGACTGCGAAGGCAACCACGAAGGCGCAGAGCATGATCGACATGAACAAGGCAGAGCCGATGAGCAAAAAGGAAGTTGTGGAGGAGTGCTGGCGCTATTATATTCCGGCAGCTATCGTTGGCGCGGGCACCATTGCCTGCATTCTGGGCTCCAATACCATGAACAAAAAAACCCAGAAGGAACTGATGGCGGCTTATGTGGCCGTGCAGCAAACTTACAGCGCCTATCGCAGAAAAGTTGCGGAGCAGGTAGGCGAGGAAACCGAAAAAGATATTCACCAGCAGGTCGAAACAACGCCTCGTGCAGATAACGGCGATGTGGAGCATCTGTGCTATGAGCCGCACACCAATAGATATTTTAAGGCCACTATGGCGCAGGTTTACGAAGCGGCATACATGCTAAACAAAAAACTGGCGCTGGACGGCGGGGTATCGCTGGAAGCATGGTGTGAGATGCTGGGGCTGGAGTTTATCCCGGACGACAAGTGCAGAGGCTGGTGCATTGACCAGATGGTCGAGGAATGGGAGTATTTCTGGCTCGATGTAGAGTGCTACGAGCAGAAGACCGACGACGGGCTGGACGTATATTACGTAACGCCTTGGGCGGACCCGGTGGAGGACTGGGAACATTACGAGGAGAACCGTGCACGCGAAAATTCCAGCGTGCTTTATGGAGGTGAGAACAAATGAGCAAGAAAAAGAACATCTGGAAGATTCTGGGTATGGCAGGTATGATATTTGGCTTTCTCGGCACGATGATGCAGGGATATGCCGAAGATAAGGATTTGGATGCCAGAATCGACGAAGCTGTTGAGAAAAAGCTCAACGAATCTCATGAGACTGAGGAGCAGTGATGCTCCTCTTTCTTTTTGATATCCATCGATGACGCGAAAAATTCCGATTGTATTATGGAAGAGAATCCACAAATACAAATTACAAAGGAGATATTATTATGAGCGAGTACGAGTATGATCGTGAATTCTGGGGCGAAATCGATAAGGCAACACTGAAGGGGCTGAAGCGGTGCGCAACGGTGATGTTTTACACCATGATTGGTGTGGTGGTAACATTGCTGCTGCAACCGGTTCGGCTGTATCAGTACCTGCGTTACCGGTTGCACAACCGGGAGGAAGCGATTATTGAACGAGAGTCGAAAGAACGCTTCGAGAATTTGAAGAATACTGGACACATCTGACGAAGACGAGAGTCGTGGCGAAAGCTGCGGCTCTTTCTTTTATATTTTAAGGAGGCACAATTATGAACATCAAAACTATGGCAAAATCCGTATGGGCAGGTGCAAAAAAGCACTCGCCTGAAATTTTGATCGGCATGGGCATCGCGGGGGCTGCATCCAGCGTGATATTTGCTGTTAAGGCCACCCCGAAGGCAATGATCCTGCTGGAGGAGAAGCGTCAGGAGCTGGGCGTTGAGAAGCTGGAGGCAAAGGAGATCATTAAGACTGCTGCGCCGGTTTATATTCCGACTGCCGTCAGCTTTGGTGTGAGCGTTGCCTGCATTGTTGGTGCCAGCAGCGTGAATGCACGGCGCAATGCAGCGCTGACTGCTGCGTACACCCTGAGCGAAAGCACTCTGCGCACCTATCGTGACAAGGTGCTGGAAACCGTGGGCGAGGACAAGGAGCGAGAGATCCGGCAGAAGGCTGCCATTGAACAGCAGCAGCGCACCCCGGAGCCGCAGACGCTTGTTGCGAGCAGTGCGACGGGGCAGCTGAAGTGTTTTGACTCGCTGAGCGGAAGATATTTTGTGTCAACCAAGAACGAGATCGACAAGGCGGTCAACGAGTTCAACCGTCAGCTGCGGGATGATATGCGCATCAGCCTGAACGACTGGTATGATCTCATTGGTCTGGACACCAACAAGCTTGGCGATATGCTGGGCTGGGATATCGAACGCGGATACGTCGAGACCTGCTATGCATCGCGGCTGGATGAGGACGGGCTGCCCTGTCTGGTGGTGAATTACGTGGAGCCGCCGCACTATATCGGCGTGTGAGACGCGAAAAATACATTCCGCTTTATGGAACCAAAGAGGTTCACATTAAGATAAATCTTGAAAGGAGATTACTATTATGGACGAAATGAACAACATGAACGAGGTTACTACCGAGGAGACTTCTAACGAAGAGACTCCCGTGGTTACGGAGAACAATGAGGTGAAGATAGAGGAGAAGAACTCTGGCATCAACACTTGGGCGGGCGTTGCCGCTGCTGTTGGTGTTTTGACGATTGGCGCAATTGGCGCTGGCATCGCAAAGCACAAGGCAAAGGCAAAGAACGAGAACAAGGTTGAGAAGGAGAAGAAGCCGAAGAAGCACTTCAAGCTCCAGTGCCCGGTGAAGATCGTGGAAGACGAACCGGAAGAGATCGAGGATGTTGACTTCAACGAGGTCGAAGAGACTGAAGAAGAAAACTAATGTGAATGGTTTAGGCGAGAGCCGTGGAGAAATCTGCGGCTCTTTCCTTTTTATTTTTGAAAGGAGCAGCCAATGGCAAAAGTAGAATTGCCCTCGAACTCTATCTCTGGTGGCGCGGAGAAGAAGCCGGAAAAGAAATTTGAAAAGGTAACGACCGGCAAAGTTGCCACCAAGGAGAAAAATGATATTCAGAAGGTAGCTTCGATGTTTATTGCAGAGGACCTTAAGACCGTGAAGGACCACATTCTCAAGGATGTGGCAGTGCCCAAGCTGCAGGACTTCTTTGCTGACCTGATGATCGCAACCATCAACATGATATTTCATGGCGATGACCGCCCGCGAAACAACTACAACGGAAGCTATGCGCAGCCTAACCGGGTGTCATACAACCAGTATTCCGGGCGCAATAACAATCAGGCACGGCCTGCTGCTGCGATCAACTATCAGGACGTGATATTCTCCTCCCGCGGGGATGCGGAGGAAGTTCTGAGCCAGATGATCGATGCCATCAGCACTTATAATTGTGTATCGGTGGCGGATTTCTATGATCTGGTCGGCATGACATCGAACTACACTGACAACAAGTACGGCTGGTATGATATACGCTCTGCATACGTACAGGCAGTGAATGGCGGTTACATTATCCGTCTGCCGAAGCCCGTTGCACTGAACAACTAAAAGAAAGAAAAGATATTTATGAAAAATGTTTCAAAAGTTTTCGCTGGAGTATTCGGACTGGCTGCTGGTTTTATTATTGGAGCAGTCTGGAACGACTTGGAAAATCGACACAATCACGTCGAACCAATCAAATGTCAGAAATATCGTTCTGCTGTAAACGAAGTTGCTAAAACACGGGACGTGCTTTTCGATAGCATCAATGATGCATATTATATTCTCGGCCAGATGAATACCATAATCGTCGAATATGGTTTTGTATCTGTGGCAGATTTCTTCGATTTGGTGGGCGTTACACCTGACTTTATCGATAGTAAGTATGGTTGGTACAATATGAATGCCGTATATGTTGATTTAGAATCCGGTGCTTACGCGCTCCGCCTGCCGGTGCCTGTTGCTCTGAACAACTAAAAGAAAGGAAAGATATTTATGAAAATGAACGAAATGATGACGAATGTCGGCCGCTTTGCTGCAAAGGCAAAGTTCAAGATCGGCAAGCACAGCCCGGAGATCCTGATGGTGTGCGGCGCTGTTGGCGCAGTGACCAGCGCGGTGATGGCCTGCAAGGCGACCCTGAAGGTCAATGCTGTCCTGAAGGAGCACCAGTCTGCCGTGGAGACCATCCACAACGTGCAAAACGGCAATGCGGAGATCAAGAAGGATGCCGAGTACACCGAAGAGGATGCAAAGAAGGACCTGACCACCGTGTATGTGCAGACCGGTGTCAAGCTGGTAAAGCTGTACGCGCCTGCAGTCATTCTGGGCGGTCTGTCCCTCGGCTGCATGATCGGCTCGAACCATATCCTGCAAAAGCGCAATGCAGCACTGACCGCGGCGTATGTTACGCTGGACAAGGCCTTTACTGAGTACAAAGAGCGTGTTACCGAGCGCTTTGGTGATCGCGTGCAGCATGAGATCGAGCATGGTGTGAAAGCTGTGGAGATCGAGAACAAGGAAGTGCACGAGGATGGCACCGAGGAACTGGTAAAGGCTTACGTGGACGAAGCCGATGGTGTGCATTCTCCGTATGACCTGCTGTTTGATGAGATGGTTGACCGCTGGGAGCCGGATTACCAGCTGAACAAGACCTTCTTGAGCCAGGTACAGGCCGAAGCAAACCGCCGTCTGCGGGCACAGGGATATTTGTTCTTGAACGATGTGTACCGTCTGATCGGCGGATATGCAAACGGTGAGCAGATCCGCAAGCCTGTTGGGCAGATCGTGGGCTGGCTCTATGACCCGAACGACGAGACTCGCGCAAACTACGTGAACATGGGCATCGATGCAATGCAGGGCGACCGCTCCGTCGTGCTGCACTTCAACTGCGATGGCCCGATTATCGATAAGATCTGATTGATATTTGGAGGATGTGCTATGACCAGAGTTGTAAGAACTTTGTCTTATGTGTTCGCTGCCATGGCCGGAGTATGCTTCTTCTCTGGTCTGGCTGTCCTTTCTGAGTGAGGGATATTTGCATGAGCAGTTTGGAAAGCGTGTTTCTGTTTCTGGACTACCTGACCGATACCCAACGAAAAAGACACATTGTCGGCGGCTTACTGATGAGTGTTTCGCTCTTTTTTGGAGGGCTGGCGTTCACCATGATGACCGTCAAAGAAGGAGATTCCAATGAAAGCATGGATTCATGATATTTTACTGGTGGGCGCTGGCTTTGTGGCTGGCGCTTATTTTATGCACGTTCGGATGCGCAACGAGTACCAGAAGTTTGCCGACGAGCAGATCGAAGACGTGCGCAAGCATTTCGAGGTGAGCAAGAAGAACCTGGACAAGCTGGTGGAGACTGAGGCACAGAAGAAAGCTGTGGAACTGATCTCCGGTCCGTATCGTCAGGTGGAAGACCCGGAAAAACCGGACAAGGAGCCGCTGGAAGCTATTGAGATCATTGAGCCGGACGAGTTTGGTTGCGATGACAACTATGAGACCAGCTTTCTGACGCTTTATGCAGACGATGTGCTGGCCTATGACAGTGACGGCTCTGTGGTGGATGATATTGAGTCGGTAGTCGGGCAGAAGGCGCTGGATGCGATGGGAAAATTTATGCCTGACACCATCCATGTGCGCAACCACACCTACCACAAAGACTACGAGGTCGTGAAGGCGCTCCAGAATTACGCAGACGTATATCGGGAGCGGGAAGAGGAGGATTATGGCGACTGATGAGATGAAAAACCAGATCGAAAAAAGATATTTCGACTGGCTGTATGAAATCGTCTGCGGGAAGTGGGAGCCGAGAAACCTCTCGTTCCACAGCCTGCTGGCGTTTTTGTACGATAAGCAGTTCGTTCCTGACAACGAGATGGACTGTAATCGTGCGGTGGACGGCGAGAATCTGCGGGACAGGTTCCTTGACCAGCAGAATGATATTTCGGCAAAGGATATGAGGGCTGTGACCGAAACCTTTCTGCACAAGCCCTGCAGTATGCTGGAGATGATGGTAGCGCTGGCACTTCGGTGTGAGGAAACCATCATGGAGGACGCCGATGCCGGAAACCGCACCGGACAGTGGTTCTGGAACATGGTCGTCAGCCTTGGTCTGGCTGCCATGGATGATAACCGGTTCCACCAGAGCCGCGCAGAGTTCGTGATCGAACGCTTCCATCGCAGGGACTACCAGCCCAACGGTGCAGGCAGCCTGTTTACCCTGCAAAACCCGAAAGATGACATGCGTACGCTGGATATTTGGTATCAGATGATGGCGTACCTGAATGAAAATGATATTTGAGGAGGACTTACCATGGAAAACAACATTTACTATCAGCTCGCCCAGACCGAATGCGCCCTCGACCGCTGCAAGGCACGTCTGTTCAAGAAGAACCTGACCATTCTGGGGCTGATCGGCATGGTTTATATTTTGGGGAAGGCGGGTGTCAACGAGTGCACCAAGTATAAGGACATCCGCAAGGAGCGCGATGAGCTGGCAGAGAAGTACGACAGCGCCATGAACGAACTGAACCGGATGAATAAGTCCGATGAGGACAAGTCCGTCCACTGTGACGGCCACGCAACACTGTTCAACGCTTGATATTTACCTCGAAGAAAGGAGGAAATTGATTGCAAATGATTGATTTCCTTTTCATTGCCCGAAGAACGGGCAAACACGGGGTGATCGAGATCTATCCCAAATTCATCATCAAGCACTCCAAGGACTTGATGATCCGAGGCGGGGACTTTTATGCGATCTGGTTACAGGAGCGTGGATTATGGTCTACGGACGAGCAGGACGCACTGCAGCTCATCGACCGGGAACTTGATAATTATGCGGATGCGCACAAGGCAGACTTCGATAATTACCGAGTGCTCCACATGTGGGACGCAGAATCCGGCATGATTGATATTTGGCACCGGTATTGTCAGCGCCAGATGCGGGATTCGTTTGTCATGCTGGATGAGAAATTGATATTTGCCAACACCGACGTGAAAAAGGAGGACTACGCATCCAAGCGGCTTCCGTATCCGTTAGAGCAGGGGAGTATCAAGGCGTGGAACGAGTTGATGAGCGTTCTGTACGCGCCGGACGAGCGCATGAAGATCGAGTGGGCGATTGGTGCCATCGTGAACGGGGACTCTAAGAAGATCCAGAAGTTCATTGTGATGTATGGCGCGCCGGGTACCGGTAAATCGACCGTTATTAACATTATCCAAAAGCTGTTTACTGGATATTACTCGACCTTTGACTCCAAGGCACTGGGATCTTCCTCCAACGCATTTGCGCTGGAGGCATTCAAGTCGAACCCACTGATCGCGATTCAGCATGATGGCGACCTGAGCCGTATTGAGGATAACACCCGCATCAACTCGTTGGTTTCTCACGAGTCTATGATGGTCAACGAGAAGTTTAAATCTGCGTATGAGAACCGCTTCAAGTGCTTTCTGATCCTTGGTACCAACAATCCGGTGCGCATTACCAATGCAAAATCGGGCATTATTCGGCGTCTGATCGACGTGGAGCCCAGCGGAAACAAGGTGCCCGGGAAGAAGTACGAGGAACTGGTGTCGCAGATCGACTTTGAACTGGGTGCCATCGCGTGGTACTGCCGCAACGTTTACGAAAACAACAAGCGTGCCTACGACGATTATATCCCGAAGCGGATGCTCGGTGCGTCTAACGACTTCTACAACTTCATGGAGGACAGCTACTACGTTTTTAAGAAAGAAGACGGTGTATCGCTGAAAGTTGCGTGGGAGATGTACAAGGCGTATTGCAGCGACTCGAACATTCCGTACCCATGTTCAAAACGCGTATTTAAGGAAGAGTTGATGAACTACTTCCGCGAGTACAAAGAACGTGTCAACGCAGAGAACGGTGACCGCATCCGAAGCTACTACAGTGGGTTTCGGACGGACAAGTTTGAGAAGCAATCGGACTTTGGGGCTAAGGTGCAGGAAAGGCAGAAGTCATGGATCGATTTTAAGGTGCAGAAATCGGTTCTGGATGATATTTGCAAGGACTGCCCGGCACAATATGCCAACGAGAACGGCACACCGACCCAAAAATGGGAGAATGTGCAGACAAAGCTGGCAGATCTGGACACAAGCAGACTGCATTACCTGAAGGTGCCCGAGAATCACATCGTCATCGACTTTGATATTCCCGGAGACGATGGGAAGAAGTCCCTTGAGAAGAATCTGGAAGCGGCAAGCAAGTGGCCAAAGACCTATGCCGAGCTGAGTAAATCTGGTGCAGGTATCCATCTGCATTATATTTACTCCGGTGATGCGTCCAAACTCAGTCGTATCTACGATGAACACATTGAAATCAAGGTGTTCACCGGCAAGAGTTCCCTGCGGAGAAAACTCTCAAAATGCAATGATATTCCGGTAGCCCCCGTCAGCTCCGGTTTACCAATGAAGGGAGAAAAAATGGTAAACGTCGATCACGTCCAAAGCGAGAATGCGCTGAGAGTTTTGATCATGCGCAATCTCAACAAGGAGATTCATCCCTATACTAAACCGTCCATCGACTTCATCTACAAGATTTTGGAGGATGCTTACAACAGTGACCTCCGTTATGATGTGGATGACATGCGCAACAGTATCCTTGGCTTTGCTGCATCCAGCACGAATCAGGCAGATGCGTGCCTGAAGATCGTGTCGAAGATGCACTTTAAGTCCAAGGAACTCCCGGCAGTGCCTGTTCTTGAAACGCCTATTGTATTCTTTGACTGCGAGGTGTTCCCGAATCTGCTGCTGGTCAACTGGAAGTTTCAGGGCAGCGACAAGTCGATGGTTCATCGCATGATCAACCCCAGTGCAGATGATATTGCAATGCTCGCACAGTATCGTCTGATTGGCTTCAACAACCGCAAGTACGACAACCATATCCTTTATGCCCGCATGATCGGGTGGTCGATTGAGGCAATCTACAATCTGTCTCAGCAGATCATCAACGAACATACGGGCTTCTTCGGCGAGGCGTATAACTTCTCCTACACTGATATTTACGACTTCAGCGCAAAAAAGCAGGGCCTGAAGAAATTTGAAATCGACCTGGGCATCCACCATCAGGAGCTCGGGCTTCCTTGGGATCAGCCAGTGCCGGAAGAGAAGTGGGAGCAGGTTGCGGAATACTGCGACAACGATGTCATTGCGACAGAAGCCGTATTTGACGCGCGGCAGGCAGACTTTATTGCGCGTGAGATTCTGGCAGATATTGCAGGCATGACCGTTAATGACACCACTAATAGCCTGACGACCCGCATTATATTTGGCAAGGAAAAGCATCCTCGGCTGGTGTATACGGATCTGGCTACCGGCAAGTCCGATGATATTGTGGAGGTCGAGCCTGATATTCTGACTGATACGAACATCATTAACGCTTTCCCGGGCTACGAGTGGGTCAGAGGCGAAGATGGCCGGATGCACAATATGTTCCGTGGTACGGATTTGGGTCTGGGCGGTTACGTCTATGCCGAACCCAACATGTATTACAATGTGGCATTGCTGGATGTGGCATCTCTGCACCCACATTCGGCTGTGGCACTGAACTACTTCGGCGAGTACACCAAGAACTTCAACGATCTGATGGCAGTTCGTATCTATGTCAAACACAAGGAGTACGACAAGGCAAAGCAGCTCTTTAACGGCAAGTTGGCTAAGTATCTGGACGATCCCAAGCAGGCAAAGGCTCTGTCGCAGGCTCTGAAAATTGCCATCAACTCGGTGTATGGTCTGACCAGCGCGACTTTTGATAACCCGTTCCGTAATCCGAAGAACGCGAACAACATTGTCGCCCTGCGCGGCGCTTTGTTTATGCGCACTCTGCAGGACGAGGTGCAGCAGCGTGGTTTTAAGGTGGCGCACATAAAGACAGATTCGATCAAGATCCCCGATGCGACCCCGGAGATCATCGACTTCTGTATGAAATTCGCTGAAAAATACGGATACACCTTCGAGCACGAGGCTACATACGAGAAAATGTGCCTTGTGAACGATGCTGTGTACATTGCCAGATATTTGGATGCAGACCAGTGTCAGGCGCAGTATGGTTATGTGCCGGAAAAGAACGGGGAGCACAGCAGGGAATGGACGGCCACGGGCACACAGTTCCAGATTCCGTATGTGTTTAAAACGCTTTTCTCGCATGACCCGGTGGTGTTTACCGATCTCTGCCAGACGAAGACGGTTTCCAAGGGTGCCATCTATCTGGATAAGAACGAGGGCCTGATGGAAGGCAAGCACAATTATATTTTCGTCGGTCGCGTCGGTCAGTTCTGTCCCATCAAACCCGGATGCGGTGGAGCGTTGCTGGTACGAGAGTCCGGTGTAACCGATGGCGGTGAAAAGACGTACGCTGCCGTAACTGGCTCAAAGGGGTACCGCTGGCTGGAAAGCGAGACGGTATATGAACTCAAGATGGAAGACGACATAGACCGCTCTTACTTTGACAAGATGGTAGACGATGCTGTTGATACCATTGCAAAATACGGCGATCTGGAGTGGTTTGTGGCAGATGATGCTGGAGAACCGCCCTGGCAGAAGCCCGATTTGCCGTGGGGCGATATTCAGGATGAGGCTGCAAGAAATTATGAGGTGAGATAAATGAAAAAAGTATGCCCGGATCTGACCGGAGTGATGATTGTGAACGATCAAGTGATAGGAAAGGCTATTCATGCCGCGATGGCAATTGACTACTCCCGCCAGTCCATGGAGCAGGCCAAGAAGAATGATATTGTGAAGTTCGGCATGTGCAGTGTCAGCATCCGCAAAGTCATCTTCAATGATCCGGCAACGGTCGTCCTGTGGTCTGACGGGACCAAAACCGTGGTAAAGTGTGGCCCGGAAGATACGTTCGACATGGAAAAGGGGCTTGCTATGGCCATTGTCAAGAAGATGGCAGGCAATGATAACCGGTTCCATAAGGTTTTCAAGCAGTACACTAAGAAGAAAAAGAAGGAACCTGGCTCTATTGGTTCGATCTCGGACATGATGGCCGGTCTGAATCAGGCTACGGCCATTGCAACCAAGACCGTGCACGAACTCGCCCACATGGCTGCCGCAAAGACTGAACGAGGCGAGTGAAGATGAAATGTCCGTTTCAGAAGTACGAGAGCGAGTATTCGGCACATGAAAAAGGTCAGTTTATGGACTGCTATGAACAAGGCTGCATGGCATATCGGGCTGAAGCAAAAGATTCCGACGGAGGAGTCCGAGTCAAGGCTGGCTGCCGGTTGATTGACGAATACGTTAAGCACTCTACGCCGTTCAATAACTACAGCGCATTATAAATAAGGTAAGGAGATTTGATATTTATGTTCCAGAAGCGTCAGAAAGTCAATATTGACGATACCCGTTTTATTTACCAGACCAATTTCTCGGGCGACCCTGCCCGTGACCGTTTCGGTTCGGACAAGCGCCGCGTCAACATCGTGATTCCTACGGTGGAGCAGGCGCAGCAGATGATGGATATGGGCATCAATGTCAAGCAGACCAAGCCCAACCCGAACTACACCTATGAGGAACCGTTCGTGCCGACCTTCTATGTTCCGGTTACGGTCAACATGGACTCCAAGTGGCCGCCGCATGTCTACTGGATTACTCTGCAGGGCAAGCGCCTGCTGTGCACGCCTGAGACCATCGGCCAGCTGGACTTTATCCGCGTTAAGAACGTCTGCTGCCAGGCAAATCTCGTGGAGAAACGCAATGCTCCTGGCGAGTTTACGCTGTATGCGGACGTGATGTACGTGGAGCAGGACGAGGACGCCGATCCGTACGCAGAGCGCTATACGCACCGCGATGCTGCACCCGACGCAGATATGGCTGAGCCCAACGATTTGCCGTACTAAGGAGGATACATGGAAAAACTGTTTATCAGCTGCCCGATGCGTGGCCGCTCGGATGCAGAAATCAAAGCAACGATGGAACAGATGCACAGAATCGCGGAAGCGGTTTTCGATACGGAGTTCGAGGTTATCCCGACTTATATCGAAGAGGATGCTCCCGAATGTGCAAGCCAGTGTCTGTGGTATCTGGGCGAGTCCATTAAGAAGATGGCCGATGCGGATGCCTTCATCGGAATCTACGATGAAAATAAGGAGTTCGATGGCTGTATCGTCGAAAACTATACGGCAAAGACCTACGGCGTTCCGCAGTATCTGGTTAACATCACCTACGTTGCGCCGGATATTGTTGAGAAGCGTCTGAATCGCTTTGTCTGATTGATATTTCCGAGTGCCGAGGTCAATCCTCGGTTGAATGTCCAGCCAGTGAGTGCCCACGTCGCAAATGGCGTTCTCAGAGGAAACGGCTCGGTTTTATATTTTGGACGCGAAATATTCGACCTCTATTACGGAGGTGATTGATATGACGATTGTTTTAATACATGTCATGACGGTTGATAAGTACATCGGAACGGAACTATTTTCTGACATACGCGATGCGCGCAAATTCAAAGAGGAGATGCGCCATAAGTATGGTGAGAAATACAAATTCCGAGAGATGGTGAGAAACTTGAATGACAATTACGACGATCACATATTGAACTGGTATTAAGCGAGAGAGCTGTAGAGAAATCTATGGCTCTTTTATTTTGGGTCAGTAGCTTAGCTAGGTTTAAAGCCAGCAGCTCATAACTGCTTGATCGCGGGTTCAAATCCTGCCTGACCCACCATGGCGGAATGCCTATTATAAAATGAGAAATCACTTATCAACGCGAAAAATACTTGATGCTTTATGGATGGACTAAATGTCATCCAGAAAGGAAAGATGATTATGACGAAGAAAATCAAAAGGAACTATGATAGGGGGTACGTTGATGCCTCCGATAAGATTCGCGTGTTTATCGAATCTCGGGCAAAGGTTATGTTTGTAGAACATGACTATCGCACGAGTGAGAGTGCACGCGCTGCTTATCGGCAGGCAATCGATCGTGTCCGCTGCGGATCAATGGTTCGCGTGATTGTGTCAAAAGGCGAACTTTTCTTGATTCGGAAGGATATTTAAGACAAGAGCAAGAGCTGCAGAAAAATCTGTGGCTCTTTCTTTTTAGGAGGTACTGATATGGCAGACAAATGGCGCACTTGGAAGGTCTTTGAGCATAACGGAAAAGAGCTCTTTGCCTATACGCTATTGGGCGAAGGCGAGGATGAAGAGGAAGCCACCATTGCATTGTTGGCGTATGAGAATCACTGCAGACCGGAATCTATTCATGTGCATAAGGAAGTGAGGCGAACAAAGTGTCTGGAGTAGCACTGTATGATTACCAGCAGGATGCAGTCGACCGAATGCGAAATGGCTGCATCTTATGCGGCGGCGTTGGCAGTGGCAAAAGTCGAACCGGGCTGGCGTATTACTACATCAAAAATGGCGGTAAGGTCAACACCAAGCGATATGTCAAAATGCGTGACCCTCCGCAGGACTTATACATCATTACGACCGCTCGTAAGCGCGATACGGCTGAGTGGGAGGAAGAAATGCTGCCGTTTATGATGACTACGGATGAAAAAGCAACTATGTATCATCACAAAGTTGTGGTTGATTCGTGGAACAATGTTCATAAGTATGTTGGCGCAAAAGGGGCGTTCTTTGTGTTCGACGAGCAGCGCGTTGTTGGAAGCGGGCAGTGGGTCAAATCGTTCCTGAAAATCACGAAAGAGAACGATTGGATTTTACTGAGTGCAACACCCGGTGACTGCTGGACGGATTATATTCCAGTGTTCATTGCGAATGGGTTCTATAAAAACCGGACGCAGTTCAATAATGAGCACGTGGTGTATAGTCGGTTTTCCAAGTTTCCGAAAATCGACAGATATTTGAATACCGGCAGGCTTGTCCGGCTGCGAGACCGGATTTTGGTGGACATGGACTTTAAGCGTCCGACAATTCCGCATCACGAAACCGTGTACGTGGACTTTGACCGGCTGAAATATAAAGATATTCATAGAACTCGCTGGAATCCGTGGGAAAACAAGCCCGTTGAGAACGCCAGCGAGTTTTGCTATCTGCTGCGTAAGCTGGTAAACACTGACCCTAGTAGGCAGCAGGAAGTTCTGGATATTTGCATGACCAGACCAAGGGTTATAGTCTTCTATAACTTCGATTATGAGTTGGATATTCTCCTGCATTTGCCCTACGACAACGGTGTAGAGGTGGCTCAGTGGAATGGACACAAGCATCAGCCGATACCGGATACAGACAAATGGGTCTATCTTGTGCAGTACAACGCTGGTGCCGAGGGCTGGAACTGCATTAAGACGGACACCATTATATTTTACTCCCAGAACTACTCCTATAAGGTTATGGAGCAGGCTTCTGGGCGTATTGACCGGTTAAACACGCCGTACACAGATTTATATTTCTATCACCTGAAGAGCAGGAGTGGTATCGATTTGGCGATTGGGCGGGCCTTAAACGACAAAAAGAAGTTCAATGAACGAAAATTTTATGGAGCGTGATATTTATGAAAAACACTGAAAGAGACTTGGCGTTCTATGTCGTGGACATCTTCGAGGATATGCTGGATGAGAAGGGCATTGATATTCCTTGTGCAGACAGCAGCGAGGAAGAGGATAGGCGCAAAAACGAAAGTGCAGCAAGAATCTATGGCACTGAATACGGCGATCTGATTGACCGTGTGGAGGCGTTGCTGAAGAATAAATAAAGTATTATTTATGGAGTGTGATATTTATGGCATATGAAGAATGCCCTGGCTACATGAAGAATGGGTGCTGCAAGGGAAATGATCGACCGTGCCGTGTTACGAAAGAGGATATTGAAAGCTGGTTCGACGAAACGTTTAAACCGATTGACTTGCTTGATGTATGCCCGCAACAGTCCATATTTGGCAATAGCTTCTTCATAATAACGGACAAAGACATCGAGGCACTAAAAACAGGAAAGGTCTTATTTGTAAGGGAAGAGTATGGTCTTTTTCTGAAATACGAAGGAGGCCAGAAAGATGTGTAATCCGTCGAAGAAGACAATTAAGAGAATCGAGCGGATGCTGGTGAACAGGTGCAAGAAGATCAAAAAGTTTGAACAGGTTTATCAAGGTTCGACGACGGCAAATTACATGAATAAAGAGCCGACAGAACCGGGATTTCAGGGTGTGCTACAGATTCGTGGTCGAGGGCAGTTCCTCGGTGTGGAACTCACGAAAAAGCGAGAAGATGAATACACATACGGCTGGTTCTATATTCGCTCACCCGAGCAGATTTGGGGGATTTTGAAAAGGGGAGAATCAGGAGGTTCTGCTGATGGGAAATATCTCACGAAAAAGCAAGAAGAAACTTATTCAGAAGATGAAGGCGACGTATCATGAGATTCAACTTATAAAAATCATGTATACCGAAGAAGCGTTGCCTCGTTACAAAGTTCCCACAAAATTGTATTACCGCAACGATGGACGAGACAATTACCCACATATCGCAATGTTCTTTGGAAAAAAGAACCATCCGCGAGATGTTGTTGAGGTTTACCAGCATCATGTGAATCTCATTAAGTAAGAAAGGATTGATGTTTTATGGGAGAGATTAACTATTGCGCAGATTGCAAGCGTAGTATTTACGGCGAATATAAAGACTGCGATATCAACATCGAGAACGCTGGTGAGTGTGTATTACCTGACCAAAAGTGCTACTGCAAAATTTTAGCAGATGGAACAAGAGCAGAAAAATATCCTTGGGAGGAGCAAAAATGATTAAAGACTCTGGAGACCGCACCGAATTTGAAACCGGTGCAAAGCGCGATATGCACGCAGGGAAGGGTAGAATGGACCTTCTTCCTTGGTACGGCATTATGGAGGTCAGCAAGCACTGCGAGGAAGGTGCGCTGAAATACGGCGAGCACAATGTGGACAAAGGCATCCCGCTGCATTCGCTGCTGGACAGTGCTTCTCGGCATCTGGCAAAGTACATGGTCGGTATGGATGATGAGGACCACCTGCGAGCTGCCTGCTGGAATCTGCTCTGGGCGCTGAACCAGCGGGAGACGCACCCGGAGTTGGATGATAGGTTCAATATTAAGTCCACCGTAACTAAGGGGGATCGTGATGACTGGGTGGCTTACAATGGTAAGTGCGCGCATTGCGGGAAGCACTGGGCTAGAGCTACTGGAAAACGGATGGGCGAACATGAAGTTATATTTAAATGTCCACTTTGCGGTGGCGATAATCCGTGGACTCTTCCGCCTGATCCTGAAGAAGATAACGGAATTGTCCGTGAAGCAGTCGTTCCTGTAGTTTGTAATGAATGTGGAGTTCACTTCGGAATCCCTGCTACGAAATGGCGTAATGAAAGAGCAAACTGCCTTACTATTATGGACGGATACGTTGGAATTTGTCCTCGTTGTGGGAAAACCGCAATTATTCGAGAGGTAAAATCAGATGAATGACTGGATGCGCGAAGTGGACTATGCGACCTACTGCCCGAAGTGCAAGAACTTCAAGGTACTGGAGACGGACGAGCCCTGCAACGAGTGCCTGACGGAGTGTGCGCGGGAGGGCAGCAAGAAACCTGTGAAGTTTGAGGAGAAGACGCGAAAATAACAGACTCCTTTATGGAGGTGATTGATATGAACATAAAGCTCAAATATCATGGAGCATTAGCGGAATATCATTGCTTTATTGCAAAAGCACTAGACGAATTTGCCGGAAAAGGCATTCTTGAAAAAATTCGGTTAAAGCATGTAATAAAGATGATGGATCATGATGTATGGATGATGGACTATTGGGCAAATAAGCATTGAAATCACGAACACGGAGCCGTGGAGAAATCTGCGGCTCTTTATTTTCTGAACTGTAACAAAAAGGAGCGATTCAAATGCACGAGATTCAGGAAAAAGCCACGACCCATAAGGTCTTCATGAAAATCATCCGCCCTTGGCCCGGACGAAGCGGATATTTAGAAAAGTTCTCTGATTTAACCTCGAACGGTATGGCAAGATTTCGCTTTGAGGGTGATAACTACGATACCATCGCCCATGTGAGCAATATGGAATATAAGGTATACGACTGATTTCAAATCTAATACACGAAGAAAGGAGTAACTATGCTACGAAAAATCGCTGAGTATGTCATAAAGATATTCCGCATGGAGCCGATTCCGACGACGGCCAATACCCTGCGGGAGGCTTTGCAGGCATTGGAGGTGGCTCGGAACCATTTCGAGAACTGCGACCCGGAATTTGTGGATGCGGCTATTTTCGAGCTGAACGCTGCAGAGTGCCGGGTGGATGCCGTGAGGAGGTGTGTGGGGTGAAGACGTTTTATTATCCGACTTACAAGTGCCGATTTTGCGAGAAGGAATTTAATGATGGGCATCCCTACTGTAATCCCGAAGATGCGAAGAACAATCTGGCCGGTCTGATGGCGTTCCGCCCAATTCATCATTGCGATGGTGGTCATATTGGCATCGGATATTTCACAGGTCTCGAAAGGGTTGATAAGGATGAATGATGTTTGGGATAAGATTGGCATATTCTTTGGACATGTGCTGGCTTTGACCATAGTTATCTGCGCGTGGCTGATCATTATTGTGGTTACGCTGAAGGTAATTTGGTTCACGCTATTTCGGATTTTGCTGTGAGGTGAGAAGCATTGGAGGAATACTTATATAATCAAGCACTTCAAAGCATTCGCTACGGCGGCATGAGTGCAAATGAGATGCGAGAATACATGGCCTTGATTGACAAATGCACAGAAGTGGAAACATTGTATGCAAATAATGCGCCGATAGAGTACGTCGTTAAAAGCCCGAGCGTAGATATTTGGAGGCATGAAGCGCCTGTAATAACCCCAAAACGACAGAATCTCGTGAAAGATGTTTTGTTTAAAGTCGTCGGTGCTTTGAACAGCATTATTGACTTTATCGTTATGGTATTAGAGGACTAGGAGAATTATTTATGTACTATCCAGGACTTGAATTTTACCGAGTGGAATCCGCACCAAGAAAATATTTCAGGTTCCATCTCGTGCTTGCTGTACGTGAAGAAGCCATGATTCTGAACGCAAACTGGTTCGGATTGGAGCTTCCGTTTCGCTATTATCCGTGCTGGCTGGAACGCCTGGACTGGCCGATGGGGTACGTGTATGATCCATTAAATTTTGAGAGGCAAAAAGCATGAGAAAGTATACCTTTATATTTTCCTGCACGGACAATGGCGGTGGGCATCAGACATTTGAAGTCAGGGCGACCGACAAGCAGGAGGCCATCCGTAAAGGCATGAAGATTGCGAAGAAGTTCGCTTGCGGAGATATCTGCGGCGACTGGGAGTGTAAGTTGAAGCGAGAGGATAGTTTATGAACGAAGACTTTGGAGCGATTACGATTCTTGCTCCAAAATGCCAGAAGTGTCCCAAAGTGAAATCCTGCGACCATAAACAAATGGCTCATCTCGGATACATAGTTCCACAAAGGGGCAACGGAAAGAGCCTCAGCCAGCTCGAAATAGTGGATTCACTGATGAAAAGGAGATTTAATTATGAAAATCGTTGAACCTAAGTACGAAATCCTCACTGATATTTCTGAGGGAGGCATTAAGGAGCTCCAGCAGATCGAGCGGGTGGCCCGAGTCTGCTACAAGAGCGAGGATAAGATCACGCTGGATGGGGAGTCAGCAAAGAAACTGGTGGGCTTTCTGGTGAAGCAGGGGCATGAGGCTATGCTGGAGCATTCTCAGCTGAGCGTGTTGTTCACCTGTGACCGTGGCGTGGCTAACGAGCTGGTGCGGCATCGCATTGCTTCTTTTGCGCAGGAGAGCACCCGGTACTGCAACTACTCGAAGGAGAAGTTTGGCGGGGAACTGAGCTTTATCCGGCCGTATTATATTCCTAATGGGATGGCTCAGCAATTCTATGTAGGAGGAGAGGATTACTATAAATGGGCACTGTTCCGTGATATGTGCGAGGATGTAGAAAGTGACTATATGGGCCTTATCCATCACGGTATGCGTCCCGAACAGGCTCGTTGTGTGCTGCCGCTGTGTTTGAAGACCGAGATCGTGGTGACGGCCAACTACCGTGAGTGGCGCAACATCTTCAAGCTGCGTACTCCTGTGGCGGCTCATCCTCAGATGCGGGAGCTGATGTGCCCGCTGCTGAAAGAGCTGCAGAGCAAGATCCCGGTAGTGTTCGATGATATTTACACGTACTGGCCGAAGGATGAGCAGACGAGAAAGGAAAGTGTGGAGGAGTAACTATGAAAAATCGTATTATTTGTGTTGTTGCATGTCTGATGATGCTCGTCGGCTGTGTGGTTCTGTGCAGCTGCTCCGAAGCGGATAAGGTGAATCGGAACATTTCCAAGCAGGCCAACTACTTTGAAGCTGAGCGCCGGATCACGGTCTATAACGCACGTACGGACAACGTTATCCTTGAAATGGAAGGTGCTATGTCCATCTCGAACAATGAAAACAACGAACTTGTGTGTACGGTGAAGACAGGTCCGAACGAGTATAAGAAGAATTATATTTACCTGAACGAGTACACCATGTATGTTGTTGAGGATATCACCGGCACTCATACCGATCCTTACCACTATAAACTCTATTTCCACACGGATATTCTGCCGGACGTGGAGGTGCGGTCGTGATGAGTGTAGCAGAAATCTATGCCGGGCGCTATGTTGACGGAACGTGGTCGTATACGCAGGCGCTGCATGAGGCTAAAAAGCGTGGAGTTTCAAAAGAAGAATTTGATGCTGAGGTCTTTGCATGGCGAGTAGCTCTCGGCGAGGTTAAGAGGACTTCGGGAAAATAAGGAGGCGGATAGCGATGAAAATAGGCATCGACAGCAGCTAGGGAGTGGCTGGAAAAGGACGTTGCATGATATTCAGCGTCTTTTTCTTTTGCCCACTTTTATATTTTATGCCCACTTTTGTTTTGGGCTGTGTGGCGAAAAAGTGGCAAAATTCTATTCTAGGTTAAAAATATGGCTAATTGTTCACGAAAAATTCATAATTTTTGGCCATTTGCCCACTTTCTGCCCACTTTTAAAATCAAAAGTGGGCACGGCTTACAACTAAAATATAGCGCATTATCGTTATATTTTTGCACAAAAATGCCGTTCTGCCCACTTGCCCACTTTTTTCTTAATTACACTATAAAAAATAAAAAATATTATAATAGATAGGCGAAAAAAGTGGGCTTTTGGGCAGAGGCCAAAATTCACGAAAAGTTCAAGGTATCGACTTGTAAGAACCCAACCCGATGATGTATATTTATTATAATCGCTGTACACACCGATTAGATGCTTATGAGGTAATAAAGATGGCTTACATGAACCGCTTTATCAACGAGGATGGCTTTGAGGAATGGACCGAAACGGATGCTGCAGGGAACGAAGTAAAATGCTATGCAAATGAGTTTGTAGAACTGCATACAAAAGTTCCCGTCTGCAAATGCTGCGGGCGAAACATGACAGAAGTAGTGCAGGGATACTGGACTTGTCGTCCTTGTGACATAACCCTAACTGACGATGAGATAAATCATCCGGTACATCCTGAAAGCTACATGAACCTTGAACTGAGCGAAGACTACGGCGAGTTCCATTACAAAGACGGCCGGATGCTGGAAGCAGGTGTTCCTGACTGGTACCTGTTCTTCTACGAGCACCGACCCGAATGATATTTTTTTGCGAGAGAGCTACAGAGAAATCTGTGGCTCTTTCTTTTTGTCCGCGAAAAATACTGGATACTTTATGGAGCAATCCAAATACTATTTTAAAGGAGAGAACTATTATGGGCGAAGTTTGCACTATGAAGGAGCTTGAAAGGGCTCGTAAGAAAGCGCAAGTTCGGGAGTGGTTCCAGGACAAGAAAATGAAGGTCCAGACTTGGTGCTATGCACACAAAGATCAAATCATTACTTATGGGCCGATAGTCGTTGGTGGAATTGCAGCAGGTGCTAAAATGCTGTCAAAACACGCGGCTTTGGCAAAAGAGCAGGATTTGAAAGATTTGTACTGCTATGACCGCAGTCTGGGCCATTATTGGAAGTTACGTCGGGAACTGACAAACGACGCGTGGCTGGAAATCGACAAGAGAAAGAAAGAAGGCGAACGGCTGAGCGATATTCTTGACGACATGAAAGTGTTGGAATGATCCATGGTGAGAGCTACAGAGAAATCTGTGGCTCTTTCTTTTTGTCCAAAACAGACGCGAAAAAAACATCCTCTTTTATGAAGAGGAGAGAGTGCGTCCCAAACGCACCATTCCTCTTTATTTTTTGGAGGAGATTTTATGCTGGAGAACCGATTTAAGACCAACCTGGTGAATGAAATCAAAGAGCGTTTTCCGGGCTGCATGGTTGTGCATCTCGATCCGAATGAGATTCAGGGTATCCCGGATCTCTTAATTTTGTACGAGAGCACATGGGCAGCATTGGAAGGCAAGCGCTCGATGGATGCGCCGCATCGTCCGAATCAGGATTACTATGTGAACCTGATGAACAAGATGAGCTTTGCAGCGTTCATTTGCCCGGAAAACAAGGAGGAGATTCTGAATGACCTTCAACGAGCATTCGAGGTTAATAGGGCAGCATGCCTTCCTCGGCGCTAGTAAGTATCACTGGATCAACTATGATGTGGACAAGCTTACTACAGCGTATACCAATTTTATGGCTGCGCAAAAGGGAACTGAACTGCATGAATTTGCAGCAAAGTGCATTGCACTTGGCCAAAAGCTGCCGCGTTCTAAAAAGACGCTCAACAGCTACGTCAACGATGCCATCGGTTTTCGTATGACACCGGAGCAGGTACTCTGCTACTCTGAAAATTGTTTCGGAACAGCGGATTCTATTTGCTTCCGGGATGATATTTTGCGTATCCACGACCTCAAGACCGGAATCGTACCGGCACACATGGAGCAGCTGTTCATTTACGATGCACTGTTCTGCCTTGAGTACCGAATTAAACCGAGCAGTATCCAGATTGAAAACCGCATCTACCAGTCCGATGATATTCTTTTTGCCAATCCGGCAGCAGAAGATATCGAACCTATCATGGAGAAGATTTGTGAGTTTGATCCGATTATTGCAAAGATGAAAATGGGAGTGTGCTGATATGAATCCGATCGAGAAAGACCTGAAAAACTACTTCGGCGTTGAATACGGCGGCGAGAATGATATTTTGGAGCATTATGGCACCAAGCGCCATTCTGGTCGCTATCCGTGGGGAAGCGGTGATAGCCCGTACCAGCATTCCGGTGACTTCTTGTCCCGTGTTGAGAAGTTTAAGGCTAAGGGTATGTCCGAGGGCGAGATTCTGGAAGCCATCAACGACACACTTCCGCCCGAGTATAAGCTCGGCGCAACAGAGTTTCGCGTTGCAAAGACCAAGGCAGGTCACGACCGCAAAGCTTCTCAGTGGGAAGAGATTCAGAAGCTGAAGAAGGAAAACCCTGATATGGGTTGGACTGAGATCGGACAGAAGCTTGGCATGCCTGAGTCTACGGTTCGGTCTATGTACCAAAACGGTGTCGGCACAAAGAAAGATCAGGCTGAAAAGATTGCCGAAACCTTAAAGAAGGAAGTAGACAAGAAGGGCATGATTGATATTTCCGAGGGTACGAATCTCACCCTCGGCGTGTCGGAAGGTAAGCTGGACGAGGCTGTTTATATTCTGGAAGCAGAACACGGCTATAAGCGCTATGGCGTTGGCATCAAGCAGCCCACCAATTTCCGGCAGCAGACCAACATCACAGTCTTGGCAAAACCTGAATACGACCAGCGCTATGCTTATGAGCATCAGGGTGATATTCAGTCGTTGGGGGACTATCATTCTGACGATGGCGGCAGTTCGTTTCGCCAGTTGCAGCCCCCTTCAAGCTTGAGCTCTGACCGTGTAGCCGTGCGCTACGGCGATCAGGGTGGCCTTGCAAAAGATGGCGTTATGGAGATTCGCCGTGGCGTCGCTGATCTGGATCTGGGCAACTCTCATTATGCACAGGTTCGTATCATGGTGGACAACAGCCACTATCTGAAGGGCATGGCAATGTATTCGGACAATATGCCGGATGGTGTTGATATTGTGTTCAACACGAACAAGCCTTCTGGCACACCTAAGATGAAGGTGTTCAAAGAGATCAAGAACGATCCGGGCAATCCGTTTGGCGCTGCCATTACTGCGGAAGGCCAGAGCACCTACATCGGAAAAGATGGCAAGGAACACCTTTCTCCTATCAATAAGTTGAAGTGGGAAGGCGACTGGGATGATATGTCCAAGAGTGTTTCATCTCAGTTTCTTTCTAAGCAGCCGCTGCCTTTGATCAAGAAGCAACTGGAGCTGACGAGAGCTGATTACAAAGCCGAGTACGATGAGATCATGCACTACACCAATCCGACTGTCAAGAAAAAGATGCTGTTGGACTTTGCTGAAAAGTGTGATGGAACGGCTATGACGCTTAAAGCTTCTGCGTTTCCGGGGCAGGCCACAAAGGTTATTCTTCCTTTGGATAAGATCAAGGAAACGGAAGCATATTGCCCGACGTATGAGAACGGAACGCAGCTTGCGCTGATTCGTTACCCTCATGCAGGCACGTTTGAGATTCCCATTGTCACGGTGAACAACAAGAATGCCAGCGGCAAGAGCAATCTCGGCAACGTCAAGGACGCAATTGGCATTAGCTCTAAGGTGGCTGAGCGTCTGTCTGGTGCAGACTTTGATGGTGATACTGTCATGGCAATCCCTATGTCTGACAAGGTTCGCATCAACTCTACCGATCCATTGCCTGGACTGAAGAACTTCGACCCGAAGACCTCTTACGCGGTTCCTGAAGGTAACCCTAACAACGTCCGACTGATGAAGAAGGATGAAAAGCAGAAAGAGATGGGCATCATCTCGAACCTGATTACCGATATGACCCTGCGAGGTGCAACACCAGAAGATCTGGAGCGTGCGGTACGGCACTCGATGGTGGTTATCGATGCAGAAAAGCATAAGCTAGACTACAAGAGGTCAGAGAAGGAGAACGGCATCCAGGAGCTGAAGCAGAAGTATCAGATCCGGGTGGACGAAGACGGTAACGAGAAGTACGGTGGCGCATCCACCCTGCTCTCCCGTCGCAAACAGACCGTTCGTATTCCCGAGCGCCGTGGCAGTGTGCGTATCGATAAGGATACCGGTGAGTACATCTACAAGGAGAGTGGCCGTACCTTTACGGATAAGAAGGGCAAAAAGCGTATTGCCGAAGATGAAGTGAGCCGCATCTCGTTGATCAAGGACGTACATGAGCTTTCTTCTGGCACCAAGCAGGAAGAACTGTATGCGGACTTCTCTAACTATCTGAAGGATATGGCCAACCAGGCGCGCAAGGACTACGCCAACATGAAGGGCATCCAGCGTGACCCGGTTGCCGCTAAGAAGTATGCACCGGAAGTGGAATCTCTGAAGGCTAAATACGAGGCGGTCCTCGCAAACAAGCCAAAAGAGCGGCGTGCAATGATCATCGCAAACTCCAGAATCAAGGCTATTATCGAGGATCGCGGCCTTGATTATAAGGATAAGGATGACAAGAAAGAAATCAAGAAAATCTCGTCTGTCGAGATGCAGCGTGCCCGTGATCAGGTGGGAGCCAACAGTAGTAGGACAAAAATTGTCTTTACAGATCGCGAATGGGAAGCAATTCAGAATCATGCAATTTCTGATTCAATGCTTACCAAGTTCTTGAACAGTTCTGATTCGACCGAAATCGTTAAGCGCGCAATGCCGAAAGCAACAGCAACGCTTTCTTCTGCGAAAAAAGCAAAGGCTAAAGCGATGCTGGCTGGCGGATACAGCTATGAAGAAATCGCAAAGGCCTGTGGCGTTCCGAAGAGCACAATTTACGATACGTTGAATAAATAAGAACAAAAGGAAGCGAGAAATATGGTTCGTTGTTTTCTTACTACGGTTGACAATCCTTACGATCCGCATGACCAGTTCGATCAGTGGTATCGTTTTGACTGTGACCATGGCTACAATTCCTGCGGTCTCCTTGCGCGGCTCGCATATACGTCCGATCAGCTGTCCGATAACGAAAATGCTTACGAAATTGAGCAGGCAATCGATCAAATCGTCATGGCTGATCCGTTAAACCTGTACCGGAAGGTCAAAAAGACCCTTCCCGACCCTGAAACTGGCACAAACGCTGCTTAAACTGACGTTTAGACAGGGGGAGGGGGTCCAAAAAATCCACCCCCTCCCTAAATCGCGCCGGTCTTTGATATTTCCCCGGGGGTAAAATTGATATTTGGGCTTTGGGGTGTAGACTAGGGCCTGTTTTAGTTTTACCCCCCTGCGTGTTCCCGATCTGTTGTAGAGATACGATGGATCGGGAGTTTTTGTAAGGGCTCATGAGATAGTGTTTGAACCTTGTTCTCTTGACTTTCATGATTCACCTCCTGGAATCTCCGATCCATAATTGATCTCTCCTTTCAATGACGGGCTTTTTGCACAGACATAATCCCCCAAAACAGTTCTCATGAACCCTTACAAAAACTAATAGAATACAAAAGTGGTCAGAATGTGGCGATAAGCAACATTGAAGGTTACAAAACACGGCTTAAAGAGCCAAAAACTCACGTGAAAGGAATGACAACTGTATGAAAACCCGAAAAGCCTCGTCTGGTGATGATGTCGGGTTGCGTCCGGCATTGTCCCCTGAAGCGAGAGAAAACCAAATGATATCGCTGGCAGTAGACCTTGTCGAAAAACGGCTTCGCGAAGGAACTGCATCCAGTGCTGAAACAACATATTATCTGCGGCTGTCCGGCAGCAAGGCGCGGCTGGAAAAAGAGAAGCTGGAAGAGGAAAACAAGCTGCTGCGCGCAAAGACTGAGATGCTGCAGGCGCAGAAGAACACCGAGGAGTTGTATGGTGAAGCCATCAAGATGATGCGGGTATACCAAGGCATTGATGATGGAGAGGACGAGCAGGATGGATGTTAAGCGATATTCCGAGCTGATACGACTAGCAAGCTTTGAAGACCGCTTCCATTATGTAAAGCTGCATGGAACGGTGGGGATGGACACGTTCGGCTTTGACCGGTACCTGAACCAGGATTTTTACCAGTCGAGAGAATGGCGGCAGTTTCGGGATAAGATCATTGTGCGGGACATGGGCTGCGATCTGGCACACCCGGAGCATGAGATCGTGGACTGGGTGATACGAAACGGAAAGCCCATCCGGCCGCGCATTATTATCCACCATCTGAACCCGCTGACGAAGGAAGACGTGCTGGGGCACACGGACGCGCTGCTGAACCCGGAAAACGTGGTATGTGTGAGCGACCGCACACACAAGGCCATCCATTACGGAGATGACACGATCTTAAAACCTGCGTTTGCGGAGAGGCGACCGGGCGATACCTGTCCTTGGAGGAAATGAGATGTATCCGGTACGAAAGTTTAATGTTGCGGAAGCGGCATACAGCACGAACCTGCGGCTGAAGATGCAAGAGGCAGAACACATGGTGCGGTGCATTGTACCGAGCCGGGAGCGCAGTCTGGCACTGACGAAGCTGGACGAGGCGCTGTTCTGGGCAAATGCAGCCATTGCGGCCGAGGGTGTAATGAATCACGAGGAATAACAAAAGGAGGAAAACAAAATGGACAACGAAGCTATGATGAACCGCGCAAAGCAGCTGGTGGTGGACTACTTTAACACCCATGTGGACGTGACTGACGGTAAGAAGCTGACGATGGAGGACGTGTTCATCGTATGGTTCAGCAAAACCCTGCAGAACTGGAAGGCGCTTGTGAGCACAACTGTATCCGACGGGATGTACTACGAGCTCACCCACAATGGCGACAAGGGTGAGACCTATCTGGATGCCTACAAGAAGTGGGATAACAAGTGTATCCCGGACTGAGGTGACGAGAAATGGACAGTATCCTGACCTCAGTGAAGAAGCTCCTTGGATTGACCGAGGAGTATGCGGCCTTTGATACCGACCTTATCATGCACATTAACAGTGTGCTGATGATTCTGAACCAGATGGGTGTGGGGCCGGAAAAGACCTTTGCTATCAGCGATGCGACCGCAACGTGGAGCGAGTTCTGTGGGGAGCGGACGGACATTGAGGCGGTGAAAAGTTATACGGCGCTGAAGGTGCGATTGCTGTTTGACCCGCCGCAGTCCAGTAGCGTGATGGACGCGATCAAAAGCCAGATCAGCGAGCTGGAATGGCGGCTGTACGCCCTATGTGATAAGGAGGAAGCGTAATGCGGAGATTACTGTTTAGCGTAGACGGGCAGCACCTCGCAAAGCAGGGCGATTTTTCCGGCATTACGGCCGGGAGCAAGGGATACCTGAAGTGCTGCTTTGGCGTGGACAGCAGCGATTGGCGCGGAGCCAAAAAGGTTGCGCTGTTCAATGAAGCGTATGCGGTTGCAGTGGACGAAGCACTGGAGTGCGATGTGCCGGACGAAGTGACCGGCGGCAAAAGCTTTAAGGTGCGGCTGATCGGACAAAAAGGCACCATGCGGGTGACCACCAATGCAGTGCTGGTGGAACAGACCCTGTAAGCAGAAAACGCCGGAACGGAGAGGACGAAAGATGGCAAATGTAGACGAAGTTCTGGCGACGATGGATACGCCGGAAGAAGCAGAAAAAGTGATCCTTGTCATTGATGAAGACCTGCGTGTGGTGACGATACCAAGCAAGGCAATCGTGATCGGCGCAAAGGGCGACAAGGACGTGAACCGGATCTGGTTCAAAATGAGCAGATATTACCGCGGGACAGATATGGGCGGCTTTACACCCAGAGTGAACTACACGAATGCTGCGGGAAAGCACTATTTCTATCTGCCGACCGATATGGCATGCGAGGACGGAAAGACTCTTGAGTTTTCCTGGCTGATCGGCGACAAGGCAGCGGAAACAAATGGAAGTGTAACATTTAGTGTATGCCTGCGGCAGATGAACGGCGATGACGTGATCAAGGAATTCAACTCAACGATCGCCACGGTGCAGTGCCTTGTGAGCAACCACGAGGAAACTGCTGAGGACGATACCAAGGTAACGGACGCATACGCTGTGCTGGATGAAGCGATCCTGGATGAAACTGTGCTGGGATGAGGAGGATATATGCAGTACAACAAACACAACTTTAAAAGCAAACAAGTGCTGACGTCGCAGATGATGAATGAAATCGATCAGGGAATTGCTGATCTGGTAGAGCACGCGAACTCTAACGACGGCAAACTGAACCTGACCATTGGCACTGTAACATCCGGGAGCACGGCAGCCGCTACGATCACCGACGGCAAGCTGAACCTGACACTGCCGAAAGGCGAGAAGGGCGACGCAGGCCCTAGGGGCGATGCTGGTGCAAAAGGCGACACAGGCGTTACCCCGGTCCTTACCATCGGAAGCGTGACCACCGGTGACACCGCAAATGCCATTATCACCGGCATAGCGGAAGCTCCTGCGCTGAACCTGGTGCTGCCCAAGGGAGCAAAAGGCGACAAGGGGGATACTGGCGCTGCGCCTAATCTTACCATCGGAAGCGTGACCACCGGTGACACCGCAAATGCTATCATCACCGGTACGGCCGAGGCACCGATACTGAACCTGACGCTGCCGAAAGGCCAAAAAGGTGCAGATGGCGAAAAAGGTGACAAGGGCGACACCGGTGCAACGCCGAACCTTAGTATTGGCACTGTGACCAGCGGCACAGAAGCTGCAGCGACCATCACCGGTACAGCGGAAGCCCCTGTGCTGAACCTGACATTGCCAAAGGGTGAAAAAGGCGACAAAGGAGACCCCGGCAGCAGCAGTGGAAGTAGCACCGGCGGTGGTGTCACAGATTTGACCATCGGTACAGTGACGAGCGGCAGTACTGCCAGCGCAACCATCGAGAACGGCAAGCTGAATCTAGTTTTGCCCAAGGGCGATACTGGCGCTAAAGGTGAGGCAGGTCCCAAGGGCGATGCCGGTGCAAAAGGCGATAAGGGTGATACCGGCGATGGAATGAGCGAGACTTCAAAAGAATTGCTGTTATCCCTGCTTGAGAACGCAGCCTATAAAACCAATACGATGCAGGATACCTTGAATGCCTTGCGGATAGAGTGGGGCAGAAGTGCACAGGATGTTCCAGTACAGAGCGTGAGCCTGAGCGCCGAGACCCTGACCATGAACGAGGGCGATAGCAAGACCCTGACCGCTACGGTACTTCCCACGAGCGCAACTAGTCGGCCGGTTGTGTGGACAGTGACTCCAGCCGGTTTTGCCACCGTATCAAACGGCGTAGTAACAGGCATCAAAGCAGGTAACTGCACCGTGACTGCCACCGCAGGCGGCAAGAGTGCAAGCTGCGCGGTAACAGTGGAAGTAGTGGAGACAGCACAGCTGATCTACAGTCTGCCCACCGAGACCGTGCTGACCCAGGGACTGGACACCGGCCTGAAGCTGCTGGAGCACGCCTCCACCGAGACGCCGCAATACACGATCCTAGTGGACGCGAAAGCGGGGGACGACTTTAATGCCAACACCTGGCCTGCCTTCCTGCACTGCCTGACCGAGACCGGCGATACCGACAATCTGCCCGGCTTCAACTCCACCAGCAGCCCGCTGAACAATAAGACCGAGTTTGCCTACTACAACTACGGCGGCGTGACCCTGTCAGACAGCATCGAACACCTCAAGACCCGTACGCGGTATGCAGTGCAGATTGACGGCAGAAAATATCGCGGCGGCAGTACCTACTGCCCGCTGACGGAGTGGAACACTACCAATGGTACGATCATAGATGTGCCCCAGACCTTCCTGATCGGTGCGGCGCAGAGCGCGGACGGCAGCAAAAAGCAGCAGTTCTGGTTGGGTACGCTGTATCAGTGCAGAGTGTATAAAGGCCTGCTGAGTGACGACAAGGTGAACGATTACATCGAGAAGGGGTGGTAAAATGGAAGTGTTTGACATCA